TATACAAGCAGCAATGTTTAAGGCAGCTTCAACAGGATGGACTAACGCTGATATGCCAGTTGTTTTACCAGGTGGTTCAGCAATTACTAGTGTTGTAGTTGCAGTATTATAGTAAATAACTTTTTAACAACTAAGAGGAGGCTTAATTATTTAAGCCTCTTTTTTTTTGTTTATCTTTGTACAAATGTTTACAAATGATTAACTCAGTAAGAAATACAGTCTTAGCAATTTTAAATAAAAATAACTATGGATATATATCTCCTAATGATTTTAATTTATATGCTAAACAAGCTCAATTAGATTTATTCGAAGATTTATTTTACGAATATAATTACCAAATAATTAAAGAAAATGCTAGACAGTCTGGAACTGGATATGCTAATATATCTAAAGGTATTGTAGAGGTTATAGATTTATTTTCTACTACAGCAGTATTAGCGAATATAGCCAACAACACTTATACTTTACCAGCAGATTTTTATTTAATAAATAAAATATTATGTTTTGCTGCTGATGGTACCACGTATACTGGGGAAGCAGAAAGAGTAAGTCATAATAAAATAACTTTATTAACCACATCTAATCTAACCTCTCCCACAATAGGTTACCCTGCATATACAACCGAAGGTTCTGTCTTAACAGTATTTCCTTCTACTATTAATGCGGCTAATCAATTAAAATCACAATACATAAGGTATCCTTTACCTCCTGTATGGACATATCTTTCTATAACTGGAGGAGAGCCTTCGTTTGATGCTACATCTTCTTCTTATCAAGATTTTGAATTGTCAGCAGATTATGAGCCAGATTTAGTAACAAAAATATTAGGATACGCAGGTGTATCAATTAGAGAACAAGCTGTAGTACAATTTGCAAATACACAAGACCAATTAGAAAATAACTCCGAACAATAATGGCATACTTAAATGATTATCAATATTACGAAAACGATGGTAACACACCAGCGGATGCTAATTGGGGTTCATATCAATTTGTATCTCTTGCTGATATAGTAAATAACTTTTTATTAATGTATGATGGAAATCATTCTTTAGTAAATAATGAAGAAAGATATAAGATATTATTTCACGCTAAACGTGCTATCCAAGAATTAAATTATGATGCTTTTAAAGAAATTAAAGCTTTAGAATTAAATGTAGGAAATGAATTAAGATTTATTTTACCACAAGATTATGTAAACTGGGTAAGAATTTCATTGTTTAAAGATGGTATTCTTAGACCTTTAACAGAAAATATTCAAATTAATACAGCGTCTGCTTATTTGCAAGATGAAAGTTCAAATATATTATTTGACCAACAAGGAAATATTTTAAGACCAGAGTTTTCAGAATTAGATTTTGATAGAATAAGAGGAACAGACAGAACAATGTATATGAATCAGGGAGGTATGTTTGATGGACTTATGGGATACAACTACAATGGATACTGGTACTTTGATTTTACAGTTGGAAAAGGTTTGTATGGTTTAAATCCAGAAACAGCTAATGCTAATCCAACATTTAATATTGACAAAAAAAGCGGAGTAATTACTTTTAGTTCAAATATGAAAGACCAGTTATGTATATTAGAATATATATCTGATGGTATGGAAGGTGGAGTAGATACAGAAATTACAGTAAACAAATTATTTGAAGACTATGTGTATGCTTTTATTCAGTATGCTATTTTAAATAGTAAAATGGGAGTTCAAGAATATATTGTAGCGAGAGCTAAAAAAAATAAAAGTGCTTTATTAAGAAATGCAAAAATTAGATTGAGCAATATTCATCCTGGAAGATTGTTAATGAATATGAGAGGAAAAGATAAGTGGATAAAATAATATGGCTAAAACTTTAAGAAATTTTATACAAGGACGAATGAATAAAAGTGTTGATGAACGATTAGTTCCTCAAGGCGAATATGTTGATGCGTTAAATGTTAGATTAGGTTCTACAGAGAATTCAGAAATAGGTTCAGTAGAAAATGCAAAAGGAAATGAATTACTAGTAACCCCTTTATATTTAGGAAATACTTTTGCTTTTAAAACTTTAGGA